CTTCAAGCTCAGGCTCAGCAGCAGGCTCGACCTCTTCGGGCTCAACGTAGTCCACGATGCCTGGGTGCGGCTCCGCGGGCTCTTCCTCGTTGACCTTCTCGAGGAGCGCGTCCATGCCGCCTTCCTCTTCGATGGCAGCTTCCACCTCTTCGGCGGGGACCATTACAGGCTTCGCGTCTATGACATCCTCGATGGGCATGTCGGACAGACCAGGCTCCTCATCCTCGAAGATAGACTCCTCGAACACCTCAGCAGCAGTGGGCTCTTCAGCCTTCTCAGCTTCCTGCTCTGCGATGATCTCGACAGTGCTGCCATCCTCTGGGAAGATCTTCTCTTCCTCAACAGGCTCGGGCACTTCCATCTGGAAGTGCTCAGGGTACTCGCCCTTCTCCAGCATCTTGACTGCCCCGTCTGCCCTGGTCAGGACATACTTGCCGTCAAAGGTAGAGGTGACCTTCATGCCGTCCTTGATGAACACGAGTGCGACCTTGCCTTCAAGCATCATCTGCAAGATGGCGGTCTTCTCGTTCTCGAACACGGCACGGGTAATAACAACAGCGCGCGTACGGGGGACCTTCTGGCCGCCGATCCTCACCGAGAAGCGGTGCCGCCTAGAAGATACGACCCTGTGCATGCGAGTATGCGGGCTTCTTACTGTATTGATGACTCGGATAAGTTCGGGCGCATCAGCCATTTGAATCCTCCGCTAGCAAAAAGCGCCGGACGCCGCGAAGGACGTCCGGCGCTGTTTGGTCAAGCACGGACCCTGTTAGGGGACCTAGTAGACCTCGACATCCGGGTAGTGCAGCCCAGACTCAACCTTGTTGTTCTCTGCACCGAGATCCTCCTCAGCCACCGGGGTGACAGAGGTGAGCAGACCCTCGACATCGGTCGTCGGGTTGGCGTCACCGGAGTACAGCTCCAGCTTCCGGACCGCGGCGATGTTGATGACTGCCACCGCGATGTCTTCCCAGGACTGCCACGTGATCAAGTTCGCGATCTTGTCGATGTAGAACTTGGTGTTGTTCAGCACGTAGAACTTGCCGAAGAAGTCGGGCTTGGTGAAGCAGTACACGTTGCCGGCCCGGAGGATGTCCGTCTTGATGGTACGGACGTAGGAGCGACCCAGGATCAGGTTGTACTTGTACCCGTCCGTGGTGGTCTCGCTCTGCAGCTTGTCACCGAAGTCCTCGACGGTCCACTGCAGGATGTCGTCCCAGTCGCCCTCGGTCATCAGCACGACCTCCGCACGCAGGCGGTTGGTGTCGAGCATCTTGTAGAGGTTGACAAAGTCAGGACGCTGGATGGGCAGGGAAACTGCCGTACCAGTGGTAGCCACGCGAGCCAGCTCACCCTTACGGGCTGCGAACTCGATGACCGTGCCGGCCTGCACAGTGGTGAAGTGCAGAGCGGTGGCGGCGCCGTTGGCGTCGGTCTGCAGAGCCTGCACAGCAGCCTCAACATGCACCAACCACTCGCGGTCCTCGATCTCCTGGATGTCCTTCACCGAGTTGTCCTCGATGATCTTCGTCACAGGCATCTCGTACGCGAGCAGCTCCTGCTCGGTCTTCTCGAACTTCTCGGACGCGATGGTGAAGAAAGCCACCTCGGCCCGGTTAGCGGTGATGAACCGTGCAGTCGGCTGACCGCGGAAGGTCAAGGCCATGGCCTTGCTCTTCGGCTCGATGTCCACGATCTTGATCAGCGTATCGTGGTTGACCGAACGCTGGCAGTCGGCCTTGGTGACCATCTGCGGCGGTACGATCTTGCGCGCGAAGCTAACCTCACGCAGCCGGTCCCTGATGTAGGTACCAGCGTATTCAGCGACCTTCTCCTTCCCATCAGCCGAATCCAGCTTCTGGGCGAAGAGATCATTCAGGATGCTTGCAGGAACTGCCATTGTCTCTCTCCTTTGTCCTTCCGTTATGCCCAGGTCTGGAAGAAGCGAAGCCGGCCACCATTGTTGGCCGGAAGCCTGGTAACGTAGCCGACGTTGATGCCCGAAGCATAAATCTTCAGGCCACATTTGGTGCCGGACTCGCCCGTCGGCGCCGCAACAGCAGCGTCAATCTGGAGTCCCTGGCCAACGGCGGTGATACCGGCCGTGGTGAACACGCGGGTGTCCGCCTCATAGCCACCGCTGAACAGGATGGTGGTCTTGCGCAGAGCCTGGACGTCGTAACGCCCCTTCTCCATGAAGACTGCCCAACCCATACCGGCGGTGGAAGCGCGGACCAGCTGGTAACTAGCGTTCATAACCATGAACTCTCCAGCGATCAGCGGGTTCGTGTCGGTTGCCTTGACGTTGACGGTCGAGGCCACCACGAAATCACGCCTGATCAGAGCCTGAAGCTCGGTGATCAGTTCGAAGTTGACTGCCATTTTCGTTCTCCTTGAGGTTCTAAGTTCCGGTTACTGTTCGACTTCGCCCAAAAGCATGCCCTCGAACCGGTCGGCACTGTTGCCGTACTCCAGTTCGCTACCAAGGGTACCCAGGGACTGAGCAGGTGCAGTGATTCCAACGGCCTCTTCGAAGGCATCCAGCCTGCCGCGCGCGGCAGCTTCCTTAACCTTCTCGACCTTGTCGTCCATGGAGGTACCGACATCGATGTTCCGGTCCTCCATCTGACGGGCAATCTTCTCAATGCGCTCGTTCTCACGATACTCACTGAGCTCTGCCTGGAGAGATGCACACTTCTCTTTCCACTGGTCCCTATCTGCAGAGAGTCCCCGGAGTACCTCAGGGACCTCGGCGTAGACCATGGCTGCTTCAGCTGCGCTGATCTTCACACTCATCTCGGCCTCCTAGTAGCCGCCGCCAAGCGGCTGGTTCTCGTTGTCTCCCCACATGGACTCCTTTTCTTTCTCTTTGGAGTCGGGGCCTTCCTTTTTGGACAGGATCATGGCCTTCAACTTGTCGGCCTTCTCCTTCTGCTCGGGAGAGGCATCTGGCGCCGCTCCCTCCTCCGCGATCTTGCGGAGCAGAGTCTTGGCAGCTGCAACCTTCTGGACGGACGAGAGCTTGGTAGCCCCCGGCGCCTTGGCACAGTCCAAGTTCTCCTGAAGTACCGGATCCGTAGCCTTCCTCTGAGCTGGTTCAGTGAGTACCTCACTCATCTGCGCCTTAGGAACGGACTTCGCGTCATTCTTCGTGTAACTGATCGCCCTCTTGATATCCATGATCAGCTTCTCCTGCTTGCTGGCCGTGGACGGGAGCGACGGGACCTTCTCTTCCGCCTGAGAAAATGGCGGCATGTTCTCGTGATGGGCTGCCAACATGCTGGCGGCGTTCTCAGAGTCAGCAGCGTACTTCGCACTCGCTGCCTTCTTCTTGCCGGTCATGGCCTTGTAGGCCTTGTAGCCGCCGCCCATGGCGCCGCCAACTGCGAGGGTTGCGCCAGCAGCGCGTGCGGCAGTACCAAAGCGCCCACCACCATGAGCAGCGGTACCTGCAGTACTACGCAGGAACTTACCTACACGGCTAACGGCACCCTTGGCTGCGCCGGCTTCTGTCTTAGCTGCGCCGGCCTCTGCCTTAGCAGTAGTCTTGGCACTTGCCGCAGGCTTCGGCTTCGGGGCCGCCTGCTGCTGCGGGTGGTTGTACGGTGCCCCGGGGTTCGTAGCGCCAGACCGGCCGTGCTTCAGGACCTTCTTTTTACGACGCGTACGGAAGCCGGCACGCTCACGGAAGGTCTGGGCAGCGGGCTCTGAGTAACCGAGCTTCGCCATCACCTGCGCGACCTTAAGCTGCGTCTTCTCGGACATCGGCTCTGTAGTACGCCAGTCCGTGTCACCGCCGGGGCGATCATTCATGTCAGTCAACATGGCGGTAGCCGCGTTGGTCTGCCCCGGGCTCTTAACATCAGAGGCCGAGCTCATGGGGATCGCCTTGCCCTTGGACCCGCCACCAGGAGAGACCTGCTTACCTGGGGTGGGGGACTCCACGTTCGTTTCCAGGGTGTTGGGGCCCTTGGTAACTCCCGTGGGGGATGTGATCGGTGCACCGCCCACCTTCCACAGGTGGGTGTTAAGGTAATCGGTAGCACTAGCCAGCTTCTCCACATACATCGAGGAGATCTTCTCGCCGCCCGAGCCGTGCATATCGGACTCGTTGCGTTGTGGCTGCGTGGCAGAATTCTCATCTGGAGAATCTGCTGGTGGGCGCTTCTTCTTGTCTTCCTTCTTCTCAGGAGACTCTTCCATCGGCGCTCCAGCCGCCGCAGCGGTCTTAACGCGCATCTCCGCCTCACCTACGGTCTGGCGGATCATCTCCTGCAGCGAGAACTTCATGATGTCCTCCTACTTTGCTCCGAAGACGACGTTAGGCGGCGGGGCCATCCTCAACCCGGCTTGCTGACCGGGATTCGTCTCAGGGGGTGCATTACTAGTGGGTTGAGAATAGTTCTGCCGCTTGCCTATGCCTGCGGCAGGTTTGATCACCTTGGGGCCGAGGTTACCGGGGGTAGTGGGCGCGTTGGACATGGACGATTTAGGCATCTGGAGCCTTGGCGTGCCGGTGGACTTTGAAGCCCACGGGCTGCCTTGATCCCTAGACTGCGTCTCAGCAATCTTGATCATCTCGTCTGCGAAAGCGCTCATATTAATCCCAGTCACTGTTAGCCCCAAGGCAATCAGTACTAATGACTACTCCCAATCCACCGGGTAGCCGTTCGCCTCGAGGATCTCGAGGGCCTGCATCTCGACTGCCTCGTCCAGGCTGCTCGCTACCTTCTCCTCCTCGAGGTAACCGGCTTCCGCCAGCATCTCGTAGGCGCGCTGCTCGGCGAGCTCGTCCATTGCGGACTTCTTGGACATGAGCTCCTTGGCACCGCCGGCACCAGCCAGCGTCAGAGCAGTACCGATACCGACCTGCTTAGTGCGCTTCTGCGCAAGGTCACGGGCCTTCTCGAGCGCCTTCCTCTTGCCCGATTCACCGCGGGTGATGCTGAGCTTGCGGGCCTCACGAGCCTTGACGGAATGGCCGGACACGTCGCCGAGGTACTTCTTGACGGCGCCGAACGCCTTGCCGGGGGCATGCTTCACCTTGAAAGCGGCGGTGCCCACGCTGGCGTACTTCTCTTCCTCGATGTTGCCAAGCTCCTGGGTCATCGAGTGAGCCATGACACGGCCCAGGTAGTCGGCCTCTGCGACCTTCTCCTGGAAGTCATCCTCTTCCTCGTACACTTCGTCACCAGACATCAGATCGAAAACCATGTCCTCGAGCTGCTCCGGCTCGAAATCGTCCAGGTC